ATCTGCGACCCTCTAAATTCACGTGACCCAGCCCCCCCAGTACCTCAAGCGTACCGCATCAGTGAACGCTGTGTTGGGAAGGGAGGAGGTGGGAAGGTCCCGGAGACAAGAGAGGTTTCCGTCGGCCACAATCCGGCGCTCATACTCCAGTTGTTGCTGGACAGAGATGCCGGTCAGCTGCTCAAAGCCGTGGCGCACTCCACTAGTCGGGTTGAACGTGGAGATTTCGGTGGGGACATTGCTTGTATGGTAGCCGTCGCTTATGAACAGAGGAGCGACGCCCGGATACATGGCTAAAGCCTGTCGGGCTATAACCGATATTATCGGGCACTGCGGCGTCTCGTATATGGCCGAGAGCGCTTTGGCTACAAGCAACGAGCTGCGCCTCTTGCTAGAGGCGCCAGGTTCGTTGAGGGTCCAGGCGAATTTCGAGATGAAAGGAATTAACTCCCTGACGTTTTGCCCGTCAATGGAATTCATCCCACAGAAAGCAACTCCGGGTTTGCCAACACCGGGGGCGCTCACTTCTTCGAGCTTTATGGTAAAGCCCAAGTTCTCAAAGTCCTTAGTGGACAGGTCAACTTCTTTTGGAACACACAGTTGACCATCATCGCCTTCGACAGCCAGATCGATTGTCTCATAAGGTACTCCCTTCTCATGCAGCACGTATAAGGCCAAGAAGAGATTCGTCAATCCATTTCCCAATGAAGTTGACATCTCACCAGACATACGGCGTCCTTTGACCTTGCATTTCAGCCCACTTGAAAAACGAATTGCATTCGTCCCAGTGATGCTCTTGCAGACGGTCTCAGCTAGTTCGGGGAAATTTGTGAGAAAGTACCTATACACTACACACTCAATTGATTCCATGACACTGTCACGCATATGGGATTCAAAGGCCGTATAGTCAGTTATATAGTACTTTCGGCCATTCCTCTCCATTTCTTTTAGGAAGGCCGGTCGTTCTGGCACAGGTATATGCTTGATAAAGTGCTTAGAAGCATACACCCGCTCCTCTATGTCCTTGCAGGCTGGGCCCCAGACGGTCTTGAAAGCGTCAGATGGGGAACAGATAATTCTGCAATGTTTGAGCGTTGGTGCATATGATTCAGATTTGCCAAAGGCTTTCACACGCCGTGCTTGACGCCTGTTGGGCATGCCGCCCCCCAGGCTCAACCACGCAGCGCGATACTCGTCGAGGCGCGAGACTGGTAGATTTGTACAACATAAGAAGCACTCACCACATGAGTAGGGCTCAGGGTGGTCTTTTTGAGGTCGCCCGTCGTGGCAGTCGAAAGCTCTGACATGGTCTAGAGGCTTCCACCACCGCTGGCAGGTTTCCAAGACAAACGCTCGAAGCCCATCGAGGCCCTTGCGTATTGGTGGCAACTTACGACAGAGGCGCTTGCGTAAGCCCTCCGCTTGAGTCTCAGGATCTTTGGTATCCACGTGCATTGGGGCGAAGCCTTCGACAACAAACCTACTATCTAGGCTGCTGTACAGAGAGGCACGCGTTGTATGCGAAACCAAATCACTGTTGATCATAACCAGTTTCCTGTTCGACTCGACATCCGCACTGGCAGGCGGAGCGAGTGGCCCTGCGTTCCATTCACACACTCGGGCCCCAAGTGTGTGGAGTACTCTTTGTCCGTCGGCCGTCAACGGGGGGCTGGCTCTGGTGCCGGAGCCCACACTCCGCCCAGAACTAACCCCTCTTGAAAACCCATGTAACGAACATACACCTTAGCGGCGTATACTGTATCGCGAACCACCTTTGCCTTAGTGTCCTGGCAATGTGATAACTCCCCACAGCGGATAAACATCCGGGGGATATCGCGCTCGAGATCACCTTCCTCAGCGAAGGGCTTCTCAGAGAAGTAGCAGGCCAGCACATGCGTGCTGACGAGGAGTTCAGTAGTGTAGCGGATTTCCGTTTTGGGCAAATACCGCCATGCTATGAACAAGCCTAGAGAGAGGATCGTCAATAGGCTGACGCCGGTGACCAAGAAAAATATTCCGAAACAAAAACAGGCGAGGCCAAGGAATAATTTTGAGGTCCAGGCATCCACGAAAGTAGACACAGTCATGACAGCCCTTAAGAGCTGAACTCTTCCGGGGGCACGACGAGCCAACCTGTCCGTGGACAACCTGTCTTCGATATCGGCCGTGTACATAATAGTGTGGCTGCCATAGGACAAGTCATCCCTATTAAGATGCGGTGGCGCAGTTCCAAGCCACCGGAGCGCAGCAATGATCTCCGCACCCGCACCCATGCCAACCCAAT